CAGATAAGAGATGAATCTCATCACGCTGGGACTCCGACAAGATCAATGAAGTCAATAACGTGAGTTTTTTCAATATGAGGACAAGTCAAGGCACATTCGTCGTCATACGTGCCAATTTCCCAGAGCTCATAATCGCCTGGATGTTTGCCATATTGATGATCCGGGTTATTAGCCAGCTCGCCAAAGGCTCGACATGCCACACCAGTATTATGAAGAAAGACAGGGGGATTGTAAATCTTCGCTTTTTTGTCAAACACACAGTACATTTTAGTCATCATTTTCGTAAGTCCTCACTAACCTAGATAGTTTTGATTGCAGCACCTTCTCACGAACGCGAAGGCGAGCAGCAGTATTATCGTCACAATTCAGCATCGAATCCAACTTTCTTTTGTTCTTGATTTCAAGAAACTCGTCTGGATGGCTTATTTCGTACATATTGTCGTAAAATCGAGGCACTTTGAAGGATTTTCCTCCTGCAGTTACAAAATCTTTCGGGAAGCAACTCGAAGGGTTCTGATCAAACCAGGCTTTACCGATGCCAGGCCGACGAGACATAGTTGTATATTCGGGCTGTAAATGAAATTCCTCGCCGGTTGTAAAGTCGTAACGCCGGTAATATGAATCGGCCAGCTTCCCGTTCATTTTTTTGAGAATATAGCGAGCGACATAGGCAGCAGACTCGACAGTTACATGTCCGATCATAGAGTATCCGAATGGCCAAAGTTTCTCCAGTTCCGCAGAGCGGTAATAGTGGTTACTACCACGGGATTCAAGAAGTACCTTATCAGGGAAATCAAAGTTAAATAGACAAGCATGGTGATGAGGCCGTGAGTGCTTAGAGCCATACTCACCACAATGAAAGTAGCGTATAGGATAGTGGTAGTCATCAGCTTGGACAGAATCCTTATTGAGAACACGACCTGTCGACTTTTCAACGGCCTCATAACCATCGAAGCGGCGCCGCAAACGCTTCATGAACTTCTGGAAATCAGATTTGACCAGAGTACAACGGCCATTCACATTCTCATTATTGAAAGTTAAAGTAATAAAACAATTACGTTCAAACATAGAGCTCTCATGGATACAACGAATAGCCCAAGACTTAGAGCGATCCATGCGGCATCCAATACAGTTTGAACAAGGAAGAAGGAGTGTCTCGAAAGGGCAGTCAGATACGTCAGAGTGGTTGAAACAAATCACAGATTTGCCATTATCGGTTCTTTTATTGACTGCACGGTAGGCTTTGATTGGGTAATAACAAGTCATACAAAACCTCCGAAATATTATCCGAGGGGGACGCCCCCCAACCGAAAATAGGTCTGCCCTCAATTGCTTGCGCAGGGCCGACGCGATTTTAGGCCGAGGGGCTACAGCCCTCACTGTCTTGTGTTAGAGTCGATAGCCACCACGCATAGGCGTAGAACGCGAGTTCCTGCGATTGCTCCCACTTGTGCGTTTGAACAGTTTTCGACTACGACTGCGTTTCATACGTTTCCGTCTCATTTGAGCTCCTGCATTAATTTAAAGAGTTCTTTAGTTTCTTCCATGTTGAGGCCAGAAGTTGCACCTTTACGCTGCAAATGTTCAATCTTCCGATTCCTCCAATTCGGATAGATACCAGAGTTCATTTTACTGGCAATGGATTTATTTGGTACCGCTTTAGTGGCACTAGCTGTAGTGCCACGCAGTTTAGTACGAAGATTAGCGATACCTTTTTTGAAACCACCAAAGACGTTTTTAGCCGTAGCACCTAAACCCGTAATAATCGAGGCAGCTTCATCACCAACACCAGTTTGAGAGTTAAGCCGCGAGGCATCAGTCATATCCTGCATCCATTTTGGAAGACTGTTGTAGAAATTCAACATGTTTTGATCCAACGTAGCAGAGACGTTAGCTTTGGCAGTATTAGCCCGTTGTAGGGCAGAAGAAGCACCACGCGAGATCCCGGCAGACATATCGGGCAGCGAAGGTGCAGAGCCGGTCGGCGTTGACGCGCCTTTACCACCGGCAGAGAGAATAGGGTTAAGCCCAGCCGCACGCAGGTCGGCAACCTCACGTTGATGGGCAGTATTAGACATCCGCTCTTGAAACTTCCGATTGAAAGTCGCTTCATCGGATGCCTGTTTAGCCGTAAGGGCAGAAGCACCGAGGCCCCCCAATGGGGACCCCACGGCAGCGTTGACAGTACCAAGTACGTCTTTGAAAAATCCCACTTGTATACCTCCTAGAAGTGATCCACAAGGCCGGGCACGCTGTAAACGGGCATCGGTCTAGTAGCGGAAATATCGAAGAACGCATCGAATGTAAACGTAGGTTCATCCACGACCGCAACCACACGCTCGATCGGCATATTTTCTTCGATGAAATCCTTGTTAAGTACCGGAAGTTCAGAGAAATCCTGAGAGAGATGCCAGACATCGAGAGAAGTAGGATCAACAGACCGCATCTTGCCAGTAATCATGGAGGGAGCGTAACGGTATTCGGCCCATCTTTCCTGATACCCAAACACCTCATCATCATCAGCGGTATTTTGAGCGTAAATTTCCTTGTTGAGAACCGCTTGCTCACCCAAATGGGACAGGGCAGGCCAGTAGAAATCATACTTTGTACTACGCGACCACATCTTATTTAAAGCGGTCTGATAAGTGATGTCGGCCCGGATTTGAACAAAACCAAATACGTAACCATGTTCCACGAATGACTTCGTAAAACCGACACCAGATTGGGCATGGTAACCAACAGCACCGAGAGTTCCGAGAGGAGTACCAGTTTCCAGAGATTGCGTAGTTTGAGCCACAGGAGTCACCTGGATAGAACGGGAACCACCACCAAGATATTCCGGACGTTGTAGCCGAGAATCCGGCGAATTGACAAGAAAGTGGCTCTTGATAATCTCAGTATAACGAGTACCACCACGGGCATCACGCTCAAGAAGTTTCTGAAGCTGAAAAGTCTCACGCAACGAGTTGATAGTAGGACCGACAGCAGAGCTTAAATCTGCATAAATATCAGGGAAACCACCTAATGCCGATTCACGGATAACCGTTTGACCATTCGCATTGGATTGGTCAACATTCATAGAAGAAGGATACGTTGCGTTCTGGCCTGCGCCAGTCTGACCAAAGCTCGTCTCGAATACAGAAGTGCTCGCATTACCAAAGACATTATTAATCGCTCCAATCCCTTTGACATCCGCACGAGTCCCAAGAGGAAGCTCCACACCAGGTCCCTTTTGAGGCCAAGGCAAGCAAGAGGTAAAATAATCGTGACGTTTGCCACGTTTGAGAAGGTTGTAACTCGTGATGTCATCCGGCCCTTCATCGTGTTCCACTTTGACAGAATCTACCAAGTTTTGATCACGAAACCATTCGTCAAAAATGAGATTGTATCCACGGAAGGGAAGGGCATTCACGGTGAGCCCGGGCACACCCGTAGGAAGGCCGAAATAATCGGCCATGGAACCGATCGCAAAGCCATCGGTTATATCGGACTGAACCTGGGGTATGACGTAGTCAGTAGAATCGCCTGGATTTTTTTGTTCGCCCATAAAAAGCTGGAATTGATCCCAAACAAGGCGATTTGGAACGAAGAAAAAAAAGAAGTCCATGAACATATTATCCATTATCGGGACAATAGGTGTGTTAAGACGCGCAATAGACGACAGTTTCACGTTGAATGTATCTCCCGGCAAAATTTCGTCTAGGTATATCGGATAAATCAGATCGGGATCTAGGGTGGTCTTGTATCCATGTGAACGCTTAAAGGTCGAACGCTGGATATTTGCAGAGGGAATTCGCGAGAATTCATGACTCATGACAGACTTTTGTTTATGTCTTTTGAATGGCATTTCTGGCCCTTTCGGTAGTAATGGTGTCAGTCCGCACAGTTAATATCAAGTAGGTGAACTGTGGCCTGCCCTATTCCGGCTTCGCGGAATCGGTCAGGGTTGCAGCATTAGGCTGCGTAGGAGGCACAATAACGGGTCTATCGACCGCTGTAACAGCATATTCGCCTCCATCCGGCTTGGGCGTAGGTCTCTCGACTAAACCCAGCTCTTGAGCCTCTGAGAGATTCTCAGGGTCATCCAGGAAGGACAGTAGTTGCCCAGGGTCATTGTTGAACCTGGTACGCAGATGAGAAGGCAGACGAGCAAACTCGCTTTCCGCTTCAATAATACGGTTTTTCATATCATGAAAGTCGGTGGCGTTTGTAAAATCGCCATATTGAGCCTCTTGCGCATTAGATTCGAGGAAACCCGTAACACGGTATTTCTTCATGACGTTGTTAATATCAACATCGTTTTTGTGGTGTCCTTCCACCACAGAGCCTGCATCAGTGATAAACGAAACACGCCGCGAGCCGTTCGCTCGCTTGTCAATTACTTTTTTCATCTTATGTCCCTTCAAATGGAAAGAGGGGGCCACGTAACAAACGCAGCCCCCAATGGTTAGAATCAGCAGATAAGAGATGAATCTCATCACGCTGGGACTCCGACAAGATCAATGAAGTCAATAACGTGAGTTTTTTCAATAT